TACTTATAAAGAGATTGGATTATACCCTAGAGATATTGTTTCAGGTGGTACAGGTGTCTATTACTCTGCTGATAATATTTACATTATTGGTCGTCAGCAGGATAAAGACGGTTCAGAACTGATTGGTTATAGCTTCATTATTAATGTAGAGAAATCTCGCTATGTGAAGGAGAAATCTAAGATTGCAATCGATGTTAGCTTTGAGGGTGGTATTAGTAGGTGGTCTGGTCTTTTAGATGTAGCCTTGGAAGGTGGTTTTGTTACTAAACCTTCTAATGGTTGGTATCAGCGCAAAGGTGAAGAAACAAAGTATAGGTTGAAAGACACTATGACCAAGGACTTCTGGTTACCTATTCTAATGAAACAAGAGTTTTCTGAATTCGTAGCTAGCAAATATCAAATCTCCTCTTCTGACTTAATAGGTAGCGATCTATCAGAAGAATGGGAAGCAATAAATGCTGAATACGATAAGGTAGAGTCATAATGAATAAAAGAGTTACACAGGAAGTCAATTTTTTTGAAGATGGTGATATAACCGCATCCACAGGGTATAGGAACAAACTTTTTAAACCCTGGTTTCAAGATGATTCTTGGGGTGTAGAAATTATTGATGGTTTCTATAAAGATACCGTTGTTCAATTCAAAGAAATTGAATTTGTCGAAAGTAGTGATGGTAATGTCAGTCTTGACTACCATCTTATACATAGACCTTACTTAGTTTCAGAAGATGATATAAAGAGCTCGGAGTTTTCTAATTTATTAACTCTTATTATAGAAGACATTCTTAGAGAAGCATTGGAAGCAAATGAGACTAGAAATAACGATACTGAAAAATCTGGTTCATAACGAACCCTACACCCGTAAAGTACTACCATTCCTATCCAAAGACTATTTTACTGATCATACCGATAGAATAGTCTTTGATCTTATTTCTTCATTTGTAGGTAAGTATAACAAAACACCTACTACAGAAATTTTAGAGTTATCGCTTCAGAATACAAATCTTAAAGAGCAGTCGTATTCGGACGCTAGTAATCTAATCAAAGATCTTCAGGACTATTCGGACATTGACACACATTGGTTAGTTGCCGAAACAGAAAAGTTTTGTAGAGATAAAGCTGTATATAATGCAATATTAAAATCTATTGGTGTATTAGAAGGAACGGATAATACAGTCAATAAGGACGGTATTCCTTCTTTACTACAAGAAGCACTAGGAGTATGCTTTGATTCTTCTGTGGGCCACGATTATTTTGAGGATGTATCTAACCGGTATGACTCTTATCATAATGTAGAAACACGCATACCTTTTGATCTTGATCTGTTTAATAAAATCACAAAGGGTGGTTTACCTAATAAAACTCTTAACATCGCTCTAGCAGGTACCGGTGTAGGTAAGTCGCTCTTTATGTGTCATGTTGCAGCAGGAGCATTAAGTCAAGGTAAGAATGTTCTTTACATTACTATGGAAATGGCTGAAGAACGAATTGCAGAGCGTATTGATGCTAACTTACTTAACATTGAAGTAGATCAACTTAAAGATCTACCTAAGCAGATGTTTGAAAGTCGAGTTAAAAAGGTATCTGATAAATCTCATGGTAAATTAATTATTAAAGAATACCCTACTGCTTCAGCACACTCAGGTCACTTTAAGTCATTGTTAAACGAACTAGCACTAAAGAGATCGTTCGTACCTGAAATTATATTTATTGATTACTTAAATATTTGCGGGTCGTCTAGATTTAAGCCGGGTGGAAGTGTTAATTCTTATACATATGTTAAAGCCATAGCTGAAGAGTTGCGTGGTCTTGCTGTAGAGTTTAATTTACCTATCGTGTCAGCTACTCAGACGACGAGATCAGGATTTTCGAATACTGATGTAGACTTGACTGATACTTCCGAATCTTTCGGGCTACCCGCAACAGCAGACTTTATGTTTGCGTTAATTAGTACAGAAGAATTAGAGCAGCTTAATCAGTTAATGGTAAAGCAGTTAAAGAATCGCTATAATGACCCTTCGTTTCATAAGCGTTTCGTTATTGGTGTAGATCGTTCTAAGATGAAGCTGTATGACTTAGAACAAGGTGCACAGAAACTAGCAGATTCAGGACCAGGTTTCTCCGTCAACGATGACGATGAGCCGGAGATTAATTTTGCTAAATTTTTAAAAGCGAAACCAAAAGATTTCTCTGGTATAAAGGTTTAAAGGGATGTATAATGTATCTCGGTTCAGTTATAGATGCTGCTCTTTCTAGTAAGAAAGGTAAGTTACTAGGAATCAATTCACCACGTTACATAGCAACCGTCTTAAATCAGGAATTTAAAAAGCAATCTATACCTATTAAATTTAAATATGAGACATTTGAAGAGTACTATAAAAACGATTATAGTGTAGGGGGTATTTACGACTCTAACAACGATAAGTGTTATATTGTACTCCATTTTTCAACTAGTAGAACATTCTACCTCGCGGGTAAGGATTGGGATAAATTTAAGTTTCTTATCTCTCAAGCCTGTCAACACGAATTGATACATAAGTATCAAAATCAATTTAGAGAAAATACTTTTGATTATGAACCTATTGATCTTAGATCTTTACATCAAGAAGATTTAGAGGATGAGCAAGATTATCTTTCTTCTTTAGATGAGATAGATGCTTATGCCCATGATATAGCGATGGAAATTAAGTATTACTATCCTTTCTATAACCCACTATACGTTTTGACTACCATAAGTAAAAGACGTAAGTTAGATTCTTTTAACTACTATCGAAATACTTTTAAACACGAAGAATGGTCATACATTCGTAAGTTACTTTTAAAAAAGACTTATAAATGGTTACCATATGTTACTTACTCAAGGGACTAAATGGATTATTCTTGGCTAGACATTACTGAAATTTTGTTACTACTTCTAGCATGTTCACTATGTTACAGAGCTGGTAAGGTTAAAGGAGCAGTTGAATTAGCTAATGCGTTAATTGACGACGGTAAAATTAAAATCGAAGATCTTAAGTAACCCTGGCATTAACCCCCCTTTTGGTCTATAATGATTATCTAAGGAGGATTTATGACACAGACAAACTCAAGACAACGTGTAAAAGTTGATACTATTGGTACTGAAGGTATGGAAACGCTTTTCGAAGCGTACCGTAACGAAGATATCAATACGTTTCGTAATACCTGTATTGGTATTATTCAAAAGTCCGCAGGTGACTCTCTTAAGAAGGATACCTTCACCAGTATCTTGCTAAAAGCTACATCTAAAGACTTTATGGTTACTAAAGTAACTAATTATCTTATGGCAGGGCAAGGTTTGGGTGTTTAATTTATAATGGAGGTAATATGAGCAAGTTTACAGTAGCAGGTGTTTCCAAGTGCAAAGATCAAGTAAAAGTTCGCTTTTGCTCTGATAAAATTCTACGTATTAAAAATCTACAGAAACAAGGCGATGAAGATATTCAACTAATCGACCTTCCTAACGAAATGACTAAAGAAGAGGCATGTAAGTATCTTCTTTCGTTAGACGAATTCAAAGACTTTCACTTCGATATAGGGTATGTAATGTCCCAAAAGAAGTTGACAGTTACCAAGAAATCACCTATAATTAAAATCTCAGAAGTTGAAGAAGATAAAGAGCTAGAGAGTATTAAAGAACTCGCAGCAGCTTAATCTAACGGTAACGTAGGAATGACCGCCGCCTACGTTACTTTTCTTGTGGCGGGGCTTTTAGGAGTGACTATGTCATTGCAAACTAAAGTGTTGAACGTTCTTCGTTCTGGTAAGCAGTTCACCGCAGGTCAGATCGCTGGCTTGTTCGGTTCTACCGAGAGCTCGGTAGCTGCTCGTGTTTCTGAGCTTCGTGCTCAGGGCTACTCCATCTATAGCAACACCGCTAAGAATGGTAAGACAGCTTACCGTCTTGGCAAGCCTTCACGGGCTATGGTTGCCGCAGCTTATGCTGTTGGTGGTAGCCAGATGTTCCAGTAATCTAACTGGTACCCGGCGGGAAACCGCCGGGTTTTTATTATGCCTTTATACCTAGTAGAGACAATTAGTACCTTCCGTATTCGTTACGTTATCGATTGTAAAGAAGCAGAACATGCAGGTGATAC